GAACCCAATGATGGAGTTCTAGTAAAATACTTAGAATGGAAAAGAAATCAAGTAAATCACTCTATGCCTATTTTGGCGAATTAGGAATATTCGATACGAATATCCCAGGTCATACATTTTATCAAATTGGATTAATGGACTCCCTGTCTGAAAAATTCAAAGTTGATCAATTTGATTTCTTGAATTACATTAGCGATAAGTACACAAGCGGCTCAATCGATCCAGTTTTTCCAAACGATAATCTGGGAGTGCTCATGACTGAATACACAAGAAAGCTAATCAATAACTATCAGATTGCCTGGCCTGAGGTTATGGAAAAGATAACAAACCGTGAATATGATAAGATATTCTTGAAAGCCAGATTCAGGAATCTTTCAACTCTACAGAAAAAGTTGAAAGATGCTAAGATTTTTGAAGACATTATCACAACTGCTTTAGAAGTAGGATATGATCCGGTTGATATTGTAATCATTGACACAGATCTTTCACTAAGCGAATCTTTCTTATCTACAATCAAAGAGCTTGGACTTAGCCGAGAAATTCCATCAATTACAATGCCTGGAATGAGCAAAGCCTTTATTGATGATTGCTTAAGAATTCATGAAAATTCAACAGAGTCAAAGCCTACAAATTTGATGTACTATGGAAACCTTTCATTTGATAATTACAAAGAAGGTCATTCTAAAAATCCAATCATAAACGATATTATTCAGTCCGTTGACCAGGCTCAAATGTTTGATGGTACTCCATTCACAATGTCAGTTGCTGCAAAAAGTGATCTATCTCTTGAGAACTGGATAGGCAAACTGGATAAAGTATCTCTAATTCCTAGAGAGGACCGCGAATTTATTTGGGAGCATTTCTCATATTCAATGGTATCGGTAAACGTAAGTAAGGATCTTTATTTAAAGGAAAAATTCATTCCTGCCAGAGTTTACGAATCCATCATATTCGGGACAATTCCAGTTTCATATAAATGGGGTCAACATCCAGCAATGACGTTCGAAACAGTTGAAGACTTTTGGGAAATCTGTAAGTTTCTAGCCGAGTGCTCCAGAAAGGACTATTTGAAAATACTTAGACACTGTGCCGACCAACTTTAACCCAGGTTAGAGAATAAATAATAAGAAATTACGCAAACTTATAAATGCAATATGTAGTTTCAGCAGAGGAGTACTTTAATTCCATAAACGAAAATAATCAGAATCTTGACAGACTCGTTAAGTATTTTGAAAATATCCCAGAGGCATTCTTTGAGGCACTTGAAAGAACCGACTGGTCAAAAATGGACGATTTCTTTAATCTTCCAGTAGATGAGGCCGTTTCTCAAGCCAAATTAGATCACCAACTTTTTTTACTAGAACACATTGAAGATATTAACGATATCATTCAAAAAGAAGACTTTTTAGTTAGAGCGGGTTACGATACCGTTGCTCTACGTGAAAGTGGAGAATACTTAGCAACTCTTCAAACAATTGACGAGAGTTTACTTGGAACGGTTTGGAGTTTCATTAAAGGCATGGTAGCCGATCCAGACCCAGTTGAGATGACTCTAAATATCATTCGTCTTGTCCTAGACGTTATCGGTATTGTTCCATTCACTTGGGCAGGTTTCCCAATCGATATTGTTGCGAACGTATTATCTGCAATAATTTCTCTCTACAAGAAAGATTGGTTCTCAATGATACTTAGCTTACTTTCAGCAGTTGATGTAAGTAAAGTAAACGCGATTGCTACTAAATTTCTTAAACCTGCTGCACCGATCATAAACAAAATAGCTCCTATTTTATTTAGATCAGGCTCAAGTGCAGTTGCCCTTGAGAAAGTTATAATAAATTCAAAGGAAGAGCTAATCAAAATTGGAGGAAAAAGTCTACTTGAAAACGTTATAAGCATGTTTAAGAACATTGCAAGTTTTCTAGTAGGATCTGGTGTAAGCATTATCAAATTAATCGCAGGTTTCGTAGAGAAAGCGATTAATCTCGCAACATTTGGCTCAGCTAAGAAATACACAGCTAAGATTCCACAGTTCGTTGATAAGCTTGCAGCTAACATGAACTTGTGGGGCAAGAATTTCGATTCTGCTTCTAAGGTTCTTGCTGGTGCTGAAGGTGACTCAATTGCTAAAGCAACTAGCGATATTAAAGCAACTGCCAAAAAAGAAGTTATCAGTCAAGCTCAAAAGGACGCAATTGCTGCTGGCAAAAAAGGAAACGAAATAGGAGTTGAGATTCAAAAGAAGTTAACTGACTTTGATAAGGCCGCGATTGACAAATATTTGGATGCAACCGGTTACCTCGGAGATCTTCGTGGAGTCGTTAAAGAAACTGGTATTTTTAAGAATAAAATCTCAAAACTTTCGGACGCCGAACAGGAAATCTGGATCGCAGCTAAAATGGAGAATGAAATAATTGGACAAGCGAAACTAAGTGCGGACAAGATATTGAAGGACAAAGACCTAGCGAAGAGACTTGCGGAATTAGGTTGGAGACCAGGCAGTGCTGATCTAATCGCAATGGCAAGAAAAGGAGATGAGGCAGGCGTTAAGAAATTCTTTGAGGCATTCCTAACCGATCCGCAATTATCTAAAAATTTAAGTAAAGCTGAAATCAAGGCGTTCACTCCATTTGTTGCTAGACCGAAAGCCTTTGTAGAAGGAGTCAAGCACATGGACGATACAATAAAGGTTGCAAAAACAATGGAAGGTCTTGGTCGTACAATGGCAATGCGAGCAATTCCATTTAGACGAGTTGTCAGCTTCTTATCTCGATTAGTATGGCAGCAAATGGGAAATATTGAGTGTCTGGTAGAAGTTGGTGCAAATAAACTAAGCACCTCAGTTGCGACTGCAACTACCAAACTTGCAGCAAAGGGCATGGAAGCAGCAATGACTCCTGCCGTAAATGAAGAAGAGTCGACTCAGGTTGCTGAACCTACTCAAGATGCATCTCAACTTGATGCACTAGTTGCACAAGAAGTTGAAACGAATAAAAAATTAAAAGAAGGACTAAAGAGTAAAAAAGGTAAAGCTGATTGTGGAATGTTGGCCGCTGCAAACTCAGCGACCGTAGCTGCGCACGTTGCCGATTATCCAGGCTCAACTGCTAATCTTGGAGGAACTTCTACAATGGGTGATGATCCAAAGAAGAGAGCAGAATTTGAAAAGAATAGTGCAGAATACACAAAGAAAATACTCAAATCAATGGGCCTTGATACAAGTATTGACGCTCAACATGCGATTGACGGACTTGAGCCAGTTACTCAACTTGCTATATCTGATGTATGGGATGCTGAACACGGGGTGGTTAGCGTAAATACCTCAGATGTTTCTAACATGAAGGAGGTTGCAGACCAATACGTTAAGAGCGGAAAATGGACTCAAGAAGAGGCTGATGCTGCTCTTAAAAAGGCACAGGAAATGCTTGAGACTGGTGACATGCCGGAAATTCCATTGCCTAAATCAAGTAATAAAACAAACGAGGGCCTTTTTAAAACAAAAGGCTTTGGATTTACTACTATAAATAACTAAAATTACTATAACTCTGAATGAAAATCGTTAAAACATTTGAAGATTTTAAAAATAACCTCTCACAAGTTTCGGAAAAAGCTATCTCAGGAGGCTCCGTAACTAAAGAGACTGCCAAGGAAGGCGAACTTGCCAGATTCACAGTAGTACTTAAAGCGACTAGTGATAATGATGCTACAATCAGTGATGCTAACCCAGCACAAAGCGCACTTGAACTTCTTGTAAACAATCAAGAGTTTAAAAGCTGGTATTCAGCAAGTACCACATACTCAATATCAGGAAATACTTTCACTACTCCTAATGCTGCATCAATCGCATTCATTGAAACTGGTAAACACAGACAAGCCGGTTTTCTAAAAAGAGAAAAAGCGACAGAGACATTTGTTTTCAAAAAAATCGGATTGCCTTCTTCGTCTTATAGAGACAAATCTGAATTGTCATACGATGTTAAAAAATTTCCTGCACAGGCTAAAGCAACAAGTTCGTCAGGGGCTACCATCTATGCATGGAACGTCGAACAGGAAAAGGACATGACTCTTAGCCCAGCTACAAAAGTGGAAGTGGCGTTAAGTGAATTAACAGTTGATGCAGCAATGAAAATTGCAGCAAAGCCAAGCCAGCCTACTGCAACCTCAGCAACCTCAACCGCGTCAAGTTCAGCCGGTTCTGCTGGATCAGCTGGATCAGCTGGTTCTACTGGAAACAGCTCAACTCAAACTCCGAAATACGCAGGATTAAAGCTTACTCAAACATTTGACCAAAAGATTCAAGATTTGCAAAAATTAATCATTGCTAAGGGTGGCGATGCCGCTGCTGCAATCACAGCTAAAGGCGGAGCAATTGGAAAATATGGATCAGGTACAGCAAAGGCAATCGGAATTTTAGCTGGAACAAATAAAGAAGAGAATGAAATCACCGCAGATATCGATGCTAAGTTACAAACTGCTCTTGCTGGAGTAACCGCTGATCAGATTGCAAAGGTTCAAGCACCTGCTGCAAAAACTGGAAACGCTTCACAAGCTGCCGCTAAACCTGCAGCAACTAAACCTAAAGCTGCCGCTAAAGCTGACCCAGGATTCTAATAAAAATTAATAAAGTATACAATGATTAACTTAAACAATTACGCAATATTAGCTGAACAGAAAAAATACGGATACCTCGTAACCGAAAGTATCGATTCAGTAAATGAAGCTGCTCCGGACATGCAAACTGAGGATGGCGTTAAAAAGGTGTTGAGTGGAAAAACTGACCCAAACTACGTAAACCAATGGAATCAATTAGTCGATAATGTGGCTACTCGTAAAACTGCAGGTACGTACACTGTGACAATCAATCACGATGACAATAGACCGATGGTAACTTTGCAATACCAAATAGGTTCTGATCTTAAGCCTGTAAAAGGTAGCGTTAAACTCGCAGCGGCGACTGCTCAAGCGGCTCAAGGTCAGCCAGCTGGTGCTAATGCTAAAGTCTACACGGACTCTGAATTACAATCAAATGTTAAATATTTAGTCAATGAACTTGACGGTTGGGTCGATCTTGATAATTTAAAAAATGTTCAAAAGGTATTAAATGGGTATGTAAATCAATTTGCGACAGCTGACGACGATACTACTAAAGTTACAGCGATCGGTCGCATTTTGACTCTTTACAAAAGAGACGAAAATGGAGACACCTTACCTGAAGATATTAGCGGTGTTGGCACTTCAACCTTACCTGCTGAAGCTGAAAAGATAAAGACTCAACTCTCAAGTCTACTTAAACCTTATAAAGAGCAATAATATGCTAATAATAAACGTAAAGGACCATGGATCATTAGACAGAGCGCTAAAGGTCCTAAAAAGAAAATTCGAACAAGTAGGTACAGTTCGAGAACTTCGTGCGCGTAAAGAATTTAAAAAACCTAGCGTTAAGCGAAGGGAAGAGGTGCTTGATGCAAAGTACCGCCAAACATTTGTCAAGAATGATTAAAACATTTTCAGATTTTTTGAACGAGAAAAAGAAGAACTGGAATGGAGCTGGAGTCGCTATCGTTTACGATAACAAAATTCTACTGGTTCATCCAGCAAATGGCAGTTGGGTCAAGCCCATCATGGGAATTCCCAAGGGAGGAGTTGAGGAGGGCGAGGACCTTCTTGATGCAGCGCTTAGAGAACTTCGTGAGGAGACTGGAATCGAACTTTCACCCGATAAATTAGATCCGCAAGTCGAGTCAATAGACATTTTTAACAAAGACGGTAAATACCAACATTCTCTACACTATTTCGTTTGTAGAATATCCGATCTTTCTGAAATCGGGCTAGACTCACTAGCCGTTCCAAAATCTCAATTGCAAAAAGAAGAGATTGATTGGGCAGGATTCATCAATATCAAGGAGGCATACGGCAAAGTCTCTAGATCTCAATTAATAATATTAGATCGCCTTTCCTAAAACTTATTCATCCATTTGAGTAGAATTATCTATTAAAATCAAAATTTTATTCAAATGGAAAACACTCAAGAATTATTAACCGACACATTGGTTGCCGAAGAAACAGCAGTTGATGTTGTTGAAAATGTGGTTGAAGAAACTCAACCTGAATCAGAATTTAGCCTGGACGAAGAGTTCATGAAGGAAATCGGTAACGGTTCTCCTGAAGGTTCGCAAGCTGAACAGTCTGCATTGGACATGTTAATTGCACGCAGAACTGGATTCTATCCAATCAAGTTAGATATTGCTGACTTAAAATGGATCAAGAATTCATGTAACTCAGGTAAGTTCACATTCACCGGACCAAACGAAGCATTCATGTTAATGAACTGTTTCATGGGAGTATCAGCCGCAGTTGCTAGACTTGAACAGGAAAAAGCTGAAAAAATGGAATCTACTGGATCAGTAGAGATGCAAGCTGCCGCAATCGAAGCTGCCGCAATCCTACTTAACAAGTACGAAGGTTCTGGCCTTGAATCAGCTCAACGCGTTTTCAGAATTGCGATCGCTCTAAACGGTCCAGTAATGGAAATGAAGCAGCTTGATCAAATCATTAATCAGTTAAAAATCGAAGAGGCAAAAAAGGACGAGCTTGCAAAGCAAGAGGCAGATGAAAACTCTCCAATAAATCCTAGCTAATTAAACACAATTATTCTTTAAAAGCCGCGACAGCGGCTTTTTTTGTTTAGTATAATAACCTATATGAAAAACCAAGATTTTCAAACAGTTGTCAATTTCATTGAGGAAATGAAAGCAACTTCATCAACCAACGATAAGAAGTCAATTCTGCAAAAGTATGACTCTCCGGTACTTCGAAAGTTATTTGAATATGTGTATTCTCCTTTCAAACAATACTACGTCACGTCCGATAATCTAAAGAAGCGTCAAGATCTTAGTTTCGATAACTATGATGACTTATTCAGCCTACTCGATGATCTGAACGAACGTCGTGTGACTGGTCACTCTGCAATTCAATCCGTGAATGGATTTATTGAAAAGAATAAGGAGTTCGCAGATGTGATCTATGATGTGATAGACCGTAACTTAAAGACCAGAGCAACCACCACGCTAATCAATACTGTTATGCCAGGAACGGTTCCAACATTCGATGTTGCCCTAGCTGAAAAGTTCGAAGGCAATGAGAAAAAGGTTAATTTTGACTCAGGTGAATGGTGGGCCAGTCGTAAGCTTGATGGAGTCCGATGCATTGCTGTAATTGATGAAAACGGAGACATTAAGTTCTATTCTAGAGCAGGAAACGAGTTTTTAACCCTTGACGTTCTAGCAGAAGAGCTGAAGAGTCTAAATCTTAGATCAGTCGTATTGGACGGAGAAGTTTGCATCATGAAGGATGGCGGACTTGAAGATTTTCAAGGAATCATCAAGGAGATTGGTCGTAAGGAGCATACTATCCAGAACCCAATGTATTATGTGTTCGACATGCTTCAAACCAATGAGTTCAATAACCAGTCTGGAGAAATTCCTCTCTCTACTAGACTACTTCAGCTTGGAGTCTTTTTCAGCCTTCATTCTGATCTCAAGTGTGTAGCTCCTCTTGTGCAAATTCAAGTCTCAAGCAGAGAGCACTTTGAAGAAATGGTTGCAGATGCAACCAACTTAGGTTATGAGGGCATAATGATTCGTAAGGATGTTGGTTATGAGGGCAAGCGCTCAAAGAATCTACTTAAGGTTAAAAAAATGCACGATGCCGAATACGTAGTAGTAGATGTGGAGAACGGAATTCATCGAGTGATCGAAGCGGGTCGTGAGGTTGAGGAGGAAATGCTAAGAGCTGTAATGGTTGAGCATAAGGGTAATCGAGTTAGAGTTGGATCAGGTTTTTCAATCGATCAACGTCGTTTCTATTATCAAAACCCCGATGAAATTTTAGGTAAAACAATAACCGTTCAGTATTTTGAAGAAACTACAGACCAGCACGGAGATCACTCATTAAGATTTCCAGTCATAAAAGTAGTTCACGGACAGAAAAGAGAATTTTAATTATACATGCATAAAAGAATAATCCTAGTCGGCCGTGCCGCAAGCGGTAAAGACTACATCCGCAAAAAATTTGAAGCTAGAGGCTTTAGATACGCAATTAGTTACACAACTCGTCCTCCTAGGGAAGGCGAAATTGATAACGTTGATTACATCTTCATTTCTCAGGAAGAGGCTCAAGAAATGATTAAGAATGATGACTTCTATGAGTACGTTGAATTCAATGGTTGGATCTACGGAACTTCAAGAGATCAGTTCGATTACGATGATGTGTTCATCATGACTCCTTCGGGTCTAGCTCATTTGGACGAGGACTCACGTAAAAAATCATTCGTCATCTTCATTGATATTGAAGAAGAGATCAGACGTGAGAGAATGGCGACTCGTAACATGCCAGGAGATTCGGTGGATCGCAGAATTGAGGCTGATCGCAAGGATTTTGAGAATTTTACAAATTACGATATAAGAATAACTAACCCAGACTTTTAATATGGCATTTGAATTAACCGGAATAATCATTGAAATATTCCCAGCACAGACTTTTAACAAGGGCTTTCGCAAACGAGAGTTCGTTATTGAAACGGGAGATAAGTACCCACAAAAAGTAGTTTTCGGACTTGTTCAAGACAAGTGTGACATGATTGACTCCTATGGAGTCGGCGATACAGTTGCAGTTGCATTTGACGTTAAAGGCCGAGACTGGACAGACAAATCAGGTCAAACCAAGTACTTCAATACTTTGGAAGCCTATCGAATCAGCGGTCAGCAACGTGCCGCGGTTAAGGGCAAACCGGTAGAAGAGGACGATGATGACGATGAAATCTTCCGTAGCCTAGGTATTGATACTGGCCCAAAGAAATCAACCGCAAAGGTTGATAAGGATTGGAGCGATGATGACTTACCTTTTGATCTATAAAAATTAAAAAATAAAATACACATGACAAAATCTATTAAACTGACAATTGCTATTGTAATCATGGCTATCTTAGCAGCCGCTTACGTATGGCACTCAAATTCAACTCACCGTTACGTGAGACATGAAGTTCACTCGCCTGAGGCAAAACGCGATCTTGAAGCTCTTGACAAAGCTATAAAAATCATGAGAGCAAAGGACTGTTCAGATCCATTGAGTTGGTATTATCAAGGGGCAATTCACTGGATTCCAGATACAATTGCTGACAATAAATTGTGCGATTCATATCATACTGTTGCTGACATAAAAGAGGCATGGGATAATTGCACTCACTCACCGAGCGGCAAGGAAAAATTGCATTTCCTAGTTTGGCACAGACTGTACATTTGGCACTTTGAGAAAATCGTTCGTAAACTATCAGGTTACAATGAGTTCACATTACCTTACTGGGATTATTCTGGACCCAACTCAAATAATAAAGTTCTACAAGAAGTATTCAGAACCCCAGGTAGCGGAGTCTATGAAGCTTGCAGATATGATGCCCTAAATGCAGGACAGCCGATTAGCGGAGAAATCGAAAGAGCTCTTGACCTAACCAACTTAATGAAAAAGACCGACTACCGAGCATTCTGTTATCAAATCAATGCAGCTCCACATGGTGCAATGCACGACTACATTGGAGCAGGTAATGATACTACTGGAAATCTAAAGTTCAATAATCCAATCACAAACTCAATCACAAATACTGGCCTAATGGGTTGGGTTCCTACTGCAGGTTTCGACCCGGTTTTTTGGACTCACCATTCTCAAATAGATCGTATTTGGCAACAGTGGACCAATTCAGAAAATGGAAAACCTGTAACTCTAGAAGAGCTCAAAGAGATTGAATGGCCTTATGTTTTCTTTGATGAGAACGGCAAGAAAGTTACCTACACAATAGAACAGGCACTAGATATTATTTACAAAATGGATTACGATTTTGATGATGTTAAAGTGAAGCCTAAAGCATCTTCTCAAATTGTGAGATCCTTTCCCGAAACTACGTTAGCGGTTCATTCGTCACCAGTTAGCATTAACAGCCAAATAACTGATGCAGTCACTCAATTGCATCTTAATGGAAATCATCCAAAAACAATTAAATTAGTTCTAACCGTTTCATACACAAAAATGCCACATGGAGTTTATGAGGTTTATCTTAATAACCAAAATGAATTTAGCACAAGTGATAATGAGTTTGTCGGCTACATGACCTTCTTTGGAACCGATCACAAAATGTCAGGCGAAAGTTGTCCAAAAGGTTGTTGCACTCCATTAACAAAAGCAGGTCGTCCAACCTTTGTTTTTGAGTACAGTATTCCATACTCACACACGAACAAGGTTCAAATTTATAAACACAATGGCAAGCACACGGGCGATTTAGTCATTGAAAAAATAGAATTCAAGAAATAATGAAATACGTATCAATTGATATTGAAACGACAGGTCTCGACTCAGAGGCCTGTCAAATTTTACAGATTGGAGCGGTCATTGAAGACACAACTGATCTAAAACCATTAGATAAGCTTCCTCGATTCATGTGCATACTTGAACATGAAACCTATTCCGGCCAGCCGACTGCACTAAGCA